CCGTGTTGGGCCGCACCAGAACGAAGTCGCCCACCTTGCACGAAGGGCCAGCGGGGAATCGTCTCTCATCCTTGTAAGCGTCCGGGCCCATCTTGACGACGAACAGGACAGGCGAGAGCACTTCTTCGAAGTGCATCGTCTGACTGGCCTTGACCAGTCCACTGTCGTACTGTTCATCAATCTCTGGGAGAACGCACAGGAGATGAAAGGTTGAGGGATCCGGGATCTGGCGGGCCTTTTCCTCCGCTGTTTGGGGCAGCGTGGTTGCGGTCTCACCGTCCTGGCTTACAAGTAGTTCACTCATCGTCGTCTTGCTCCATTCGTCGCACGAGGTCATTGATATAAGCATGTGCAACCGAGAGACCCCGGATCTCGCCACACATGGATTTGTACTCTGCGTAGTCCCGCGCGGCGCCGTCTACGAGCGCACGGGCGATCGTTTCCCGTTTCTCTTCGATGTCGCGCGTCAGCACATCAAACACTGTTGTTGCCATCTTTGCTCCTTAGCCACTCACTGATGCGGCGGTAAAACACGTTGTTGTCGAATGCGCCAACATCCACTTTTGGAAACGTACGCTTGCTGAACTTGGTATCTACGGCGTAGTGCGCGGCGTAGTGGCTACGCTGCAACTGGTTGACGCCTGGGACATAGCAGTAGTCCTTGGCGATCATGCGGACCTTGGCCTTTTCACAGGCGGCTTGCAGCCCGAACATCCCGCCCCACCAGTGAACATTGGGCTCGTACGGGACCGTCATGATGTGCCGGTGCACAGCGATCCACTCCGGCAGGATCTGACGGAAAGTCTTGACGGTGCCGATGATGGGCACGAATCCACCGTTATAGAACCGCCCGCCGTTGGCAAAGTACGGAGCAATCACGTGCCGGTTGTCGCTCAGGCTCTTGAAGTGCCACCACTCGTACACATCGTCCACGTGCAACTCGCCGTGCGGTATGCGCGTCTTGGGCGCCTTGCGCATGTGGAACATGTCGCCGTCCAGCACCTCAACAACTTCGTTGTCGTCCAACTCGGGCAGCATCTGCGCCAGCGCCGTCTGAATGTTCAGCGGCGTGTGCACCATTTCCGTCGGGCCGTCCCAACCAAGGTAGTCAAAGTAGGCGTCGCACATCACGTGCGGGATGTCGAGATCCCACGCCATCTCCTCCTGCACGGGATCGTGCCGGAAGTTGCGCTTGACCACGGCTGCCAAAGTCACGTCGGCGGCCCGCTTCCCGTACACCTGCTGTTGGCTGTACCAGAAGAGATCAAGTTGCCATTTGAAGTAATCGTTGTGAACGACGACCGGAATAGAGAGCACGCATCAACTCCGTCGGACGGGGTAGTGGTAGTTCCAATGGTTGGGAAACGGAAATCCCGTGAAGGTCATGGAGATACACGGCGACAGCGAAGTCACCGCGTGCCACCAAGTCAAGGGCACGAATAACGCCTCTCCGGCCTCGACCACCACATCGAGCACCGGCACGCCTCTCATGGCGGGGAACCGGTCGTAGTCGATGTTGCGGATGTCCACATCACTGAAGACGTGGCGGCTGTTGTAGACGCGGGAGGTGTAAAACGGGGAGACCAACTGCCACCGCTTGCGCCCGTGGAAGTGGGCGTGGATGATCACGCACACGTCGTGGTGCAGGGGGGTGTGGGTGCCCTTGGGGCCGATCCAGAAGTTGCACGCCCGGGTCTTGCTGTTCACGCCGGTCACATAGTCAGGCAAACCCGTGAGTTCGTCCAGCAACTCCCCAAGCCGGGACGTGGACGTGCTCTGGTTGTTGCACGTCATGTAGAAGTCGTTGGACTCCCCGGCGGTTTTGATGCGGTGCACAAACTCCCGCATCAGCATGTTTTCCTTGTGCTGCTTGGAGTTGTACTCGTAGTCGGGGTCCGAGTCGCGCTTGGTCTGCACCTCAACCGTGTCGTCCCCGAACCGCTCGTCCAGATGGTCGAAGGTCCAATTCTTGTACGCGGGTGAGTTCGCCAGGAAGTCCGTGATGATCACGGGCCGGTTGCGCAGCCACACGTCGGTAAAGAACTTCTCACGTGTGAGTCCAGATACACGTGGTACGTAGTTATGGAGCGTGTCCTGTTCGAGCAACTGCTGGTGCAGCGTCGTGACGGACTGGAGTTTGAGGAACTGCTGCGCGATCTTGTGCGCAGCCTTGTACCCAGGCAGGCGGTCCAGGCGGCTGATGAGTTGAGCAGCGTCATCCTGCGGGACGCCCTTGCGCGTCAGCGCATCTACCAACTCATCCGGGGGCACCCCCATCAGGGAGTGCTCCACCGCCCAGTCCACTACCGCCAGTTCGGTCACTCAGGCTTCCCCTTCTTGGGCTGATTGGCCTTGCCCATCGCAGCCGTGGCGGCGTTGAACGCCCTGATCTTGGCCTGCTGCTCAGCCGTTTGCGCGGCCTGAGCCATCTTCTGCTGATGCGTCTGGGCGCTTTGCTGAAGCGTCTGGTTGTGGGTCTGCTGGCGCATCTGCATGTCCATCTGCTGCGCCATGGCCTTGAGTTGCGGGTCTTCTCCCCTACGCGACGCGGCTTCCTGGGCCTTGAGCGCCAACTCTTGCTGCTTGACCTGCAAGTCGCCCATGACCTTCTGCGCCTTGATCTGCGCTTCCTGGGCCTTGATCTGGAGTTCCTTCTGCTGCATCTGGATCAGCGGATCCTGCTGCATGGCTTCGGCTTCAGTAGCGGCGGCCTGGGCCTTGTCCTTGGCCAACAGTTGCTGCGCAGCCTGCGCGATGATGCGCGAAAGGTTGACCTCGACTTCCTCGGGCAACTGCTCGTTGGGCGGGGGCAGCGGGATACCCAGTTGCTCCTCGACCTTGGCCCGGTAGGCGAAGGACATGTGCTCCATGATGTGCGCCTGGATGGACGCCATCATCTGCTGGGCCATCGGGTTCTGGCCGATCTGCTGCGCCATCAGCGGGTCTTGCATCAGCGCCATGTGGGTGGCGATGTGGGCGTCGTGGTCTTGGTAGATAAACGCCTTGACCGGCTTGCCGTTGAGGAACGCCATGTTCTCCGACAGCGGGTCGCGCGGGGTCATGTCGTCTTCGATCGGCACCAACTTCTCGGCGTTCTTCACGCCCAGGACCTCGATCATCTGCCGGTGCAACTGGGGCAGGTCGTAGATCTGCGGAGCCTGCGCAGCCAACTGAATGACCGCTTGGTACTGCATGATCCGCTGCGCCATCGTGCTGCTGTTGGGATCCGACACGGGGATAACCTCCACCATGTCGTAGTCCTCTTGCTTGGCGCGGCGGCTGCCCTTCTCCGGGTCGTAGGAATACGCCGACGGGGTGTAGTCGCGGATGATGGCCTTGAGGAGTTTGAACTCCTGCTTCATGGCGAAGTGCACACGTGCCTGCACCGCGCTCATGAGTTTGAGTTGTCGCTCCAACAGGGCCAGCGTCGTGCCCACCGGGGCCTGAGCCGACATGTCGCTGACCTTCATGTCTGCGATCGAGCCCAGGCGACGGCCTTCTTCGGTGATCTTGTCCAGCAGTGCTGCCAGGACCTGCGACGGCTCCTTGTACGGCAGCGGCATGATGTTGTCGCGCAGCGCACCAGACGGGATGTCCACGTCGCGGAACTCACCCGGGGCGATGGGCGTGTCGTCGCCCTTGACGCGCAAGCCGCGCGACTTCAGACCGCCCGGGAGATTGCTGAGAGTACCGGCATCAACCAACTGCCGGATGAGAGAAGTACCAGCACGAGCATATCCACCAATAAGGTGTATGAAGCCGAAGCCATAAGCGCCAAACCCTGGGATGTATGTGTACTGTACGAAGTGCTGACGCTTGAGTTTCTTCTTGTCGTCAGGCTGCCAGTTGCGACGGATGGCCAGGACCTTGGAGGTGCCCCGGTCGATGGTGATGATGTAGGGCAGCGCGATGCCGTCCTTGTCCTCGTACCCCGGCAGGTCGTAATCGACTTGGATCTCTGCGACCTGATACCGGTCGTCGTCGGTCAGGCTGTAACCCTGGTCCTTGGCCTTGGCTTTCTCCACGTCGGTGTGGATCTGAACCGGATCGCCCAGGTCAATGTCGCGGTAGAACCCTTCGACTTGGAGTTTCCTGATGTCGTTCTTGGTCTTGCGCATGAGGTGCGTGACACGCTGCGCATCCATGGCGCTGGTGGCGCCGTAGGGAATGATGACGTCTTCTGCCGGGACGAAGATGGACACCTGCCGACCCAGACTAGGGTCGAAGTACACCTTCTTGAACGCCGCACCGGCCAAGCCCAGGTTGAACAGCATGCGTTCATGCTCGGGGCGGTACTCCGGCATCTCTTCGGTCAACTGGTAATTCATGTCGTCCCGAACGCGCTCCGCCGCCTCTTCCTTGAGTTTGTCGATGGCGCCGACGATTTCGGTTTTGACGGGCCCGGCTGCGGGGAAAGTCTCGATGATCGTCTCGGACTGGAAGCGCACTGCGGCTTCGGTCAGGATCGTGGAGTACACGCCACACGCGCCGTTCCACGGCTCGGTGCGCTCCTCGTACTTCATGCCCAGGACTTCGAGGCCCTTGACGAACATCTCCACCCAGTCTTTGCGACTGGCGATGTCGCCGTCCACCTCGCCCATCAGGTCAGATGCAACCTTCTGGAGTTCGTTCTCGTCCATGTGCTCGGCAAGGTTGGCGTCAAACGCCTCGTCGCCGGTCTCTTCCTCGGGCTCCAGTTCGATCTCGACGCCGCCCATGGCGATCTTCAAAGATTCCGGGTCCTCAATCTCGACCTCGATTGCGGGCTCGTCTGCCACGAGCAACTCATCCAGCCCTTGAGGGGCGGTGTACATCGAGGGCATCATGGAATTGGTTGCCATATTGCTTCCTTACTTCCGCGTTGCGCGGTTTGTCTTGGGGTTGTATTTCAGATCCGACGTCGGCACGCCAGAGCGCCGGGACTCGCGGTCCTTGGCGCGTTCTGCGGCTGTCATGCGGTTACGTTCGGCCCCTTGAGGTGTAAGTTTCTCTGTGCCGGGGTACAAATGCCCCCGTTTTTGCAGAATACCGATGGCCATATCACGAGATCCCACCTGCGCGGCGAGTCGGTCAATCAACTGATTGCGCCCCATGAATTTGGTTGTAGCCATGCCTGCCCTCAGTAATACGCTGTCCGACGGCCCTTATAGAAAGGCTCGTTGTCGGCCTGATCCGTAACCAGCCGCATCATCCCACCTTTGCGGACCCGCATCAATGCGAGCGTGCACGCGTCTACCGTGTCGTCGTGCTCCCCGGCGGGGAAGGCCAGTATCTCTTCAACTACCGTGGATGCCCATGACGTTTCGGGGAACCAAACCTGCCCGGAGGCGAACATATCGGCCACGGCGTTGACCCGGGCGATCTTGTCCTGGCCTTTTCCGGGGCTGAAGTCCTGCACGAATATCCCAGATCTGCGCATTTCGTCGATCAGCGGCTGGCCGG